TTGTTGTAAAACGTGCTACTCCTGAAGATATGGCTGCTACTAACTAATCTTATGTTTAAAAAAATTGATGGCGCATCAGTAATTGAATTGCATGGGTTAACCATGAATATTCCGTCATTAGGATATGGTATATCTGAAAGTGGGGATGTAAAATCTGTAGAGGTATTTAAAAGAAGTAATGTAGATTCAGAACAATATTGGGAAGTAGATGCATTACCTGACAATTGGGAAGATTTAAGATATCAAGAAAAGCAAAAACAAGAGATAGATGAAGACTATTTTGACCCAATCTTAGAAGAAATAAGGGCTAAATGGTGGCATAGAAGAATATACGGGGTATGGTTTTACAATAATGGGATGGAAATATACCTTACAGGACTGCATTGGTTTTACCTTACTTGTTGGCAGCTAGATACAGGATTACCTTTATTTAGGATGATTGACTTAGAGGTATTTTATATGTGGATGTATTGTGTTGAAGACCCTGATTGTTTTGGATTGCTTTATACCTGTAAAAGGCGGAACGGTAAGACGGCAATTTCATCTTGTATGATTTACGAATGTATTTCTAGGAGTACAAGGGCTTTAGGAGGTATGCAATCCAAGACATTAGAAGATGCAGCAGAAATATTTGACTACCATATTGTACCTGCATTCCAACAATTACCTGATTTTTTTATACCTGTATACGATAAATCAAGGGGTAGTACACCTAAAAAAGAATTGCTATTTCAACTTACATCTGTTAAGGGTAGAGATTCATCGTCTAACTTTAGGGGAAAACAATTACGTTCTGTAATAGACTATAAAGAAAGCAATCCTAAAGCATACGATGGTAAAAGACTTAAAAGATATGTAGGTGATGAAAGGGGTAAGGTAGAGTTTGATGTAATACAAGGACATATTATGATAAGGAAGTGTCTTGTAGACATCCAAAGAAGAATTATAGGTAAGATGCTTATTACTACTACAGTAGAGGAATTGGGTATTAAATATAGATATGATGAGTTGTGGAAGTGGAGTGACCAAAGAAAAAGACAAGAAGACGGAAGAACAAAAAGTGGGCTATATAAATTATTTATTCCTGCAGATAGGTCAGGAGAGTTTAATGTATATGGTGAACCACACATACTAAAAAATCGGAAGTCCATACTAGAAGAGAGAGAAAGACTAAGAGACAGCCCTAGAGATTTAATTGCAGAGATAAGAAAAGAACCACTAACAGAAGAAGAAGCATTTAAAGTATCTAACAACGAATGCCATTTTAATCAGCTACTATTAGAAGATGCATATTCAAATATTACTGCAATAGAAAAAGAAGTAATGTGTTATGGGAATCTAATATGGAAGGACAACAAAATGATGTCTGATGTAGAATGGAAGGATGGTGACAGGGATTCTAAATTTAAAGTACCTAAATCATTCTTAACACATTGGCTAGAAACTAGAAAATTTGATGATATAATAGAAAAAAGAGGTAACATATTTATACCTAAAAATTATATCAGATTCACGAGTGCTATTGACCCATTCGCAAATAACATTACAGTAGATTCTATAAATAGTAAGGCAGCAAGCTATGTATACAATAGACATGATAATAGTGTAATGTCTAAGACTTTTGATAAATCGTTCATATGGCAGTACCATGCAAGACCTAACACAACATCCTTGCAGAATGAGGATATGATTAAACAATGTTTCTTTTTTGGATGCCAATTATTAATAGAAAATAACAGAGAGGGTGGTATAAGAAATGACTTCAAAAACTTTGGTTGTGAAGCATTTATGATGAAGCTAGACCAATATCCTGACTATGGAATCCCATCATCAGAATCAAATAAATCACTAGGAGTAAACTTACTAGAACAACACATAGAAAGGGAAGGAAGAGACAACAAAATATACTTTTCTGAATTAATATACGATTTGATACGTTTTAATGTAAACGAAACAGAGAAATCTAATTTATCAATGGCAGCTATGTGGACACTTGTAGCATCTTATTATAAGCAATACAACATAAAAACAGATACAAAAGCTATTCAAGTAGGAGATTTCTTCAAAAAGAAAAAAATAGTATAATGTGGACAGATTTTTTTGACCGTATAGTAGTAATAAATCTACCCAAAAGAGTAGATAGACTAATAGAAGTATCAGAAGAACTTGACAATTACGGAATTGAATTTGACTTAGTTGATGGAATAGAACATGAAAAAGGCGCAGAAGGGTTAAGACAAACAGTAGAAAACATACTAAAAGATTCTATACAAAAGAAGCACAAAGCAATATTGATATTTGAAGATGATTGTTTATTCGTAGAACCAAAGGATGTAGTAGATAGGACAATGGAAGATGCCATAAAAGACTTACCTGAATATTGGCACATATTATACCTATCTGCACAAGCTACAGATGGTTTTAAAAGAAGACATTCATCCGCATTACTACAACTAGATAAGGCTTTTGCTACACATAGTTGGGCTATATCATTACAAGGTATGAAAGAAATCATTGCAGTAGGGCTAGAAGCCCCTATCGATAACTCAATAGTTGATAAGGTTCAACCAATGCAAAGGTGCTTCATAACGTATCCAATTTTGACAACACAGAGGGCAGGGGTAAGTGACATAGGTAATACATTTATAGATTGGCATCCGTTTTTAATTGGTAGGTATAATCAAAAATTAGCAGAATTAAAATGAAAAAAATATCCATCGCAATTCCATCATGGAATAGGTACGAAATGACATTAGAATCCTTTGCATCTGTAATGGATGACGAAAGAATAGAAGAAATAATTATTTCAGATGATGCAAGTGACATAGACTTGTATTATACACTAAAGGCAGCAGTAAGTTCTATGCCTAAAATAAAGATATTTAGAAACAAAGAAAACCAAGATTGCTATAAGAACAAATGTATAGCAGCAAGTTTGTGTAAGTCAGAATTTATAATTATATTTGATAGCGATAACCAATTGAATAAAGCATATTTAGATGCGATTTATAATGAAGAATGGGATGAGAAAGTAATTTTTGCCCCTTCATTTGCTAAACCAACATTTGATTATCGTGCATTTTCAGGTTTGACAATAACAAAAGAGAATATAAACGAATACTTTGATAAACCAATGTTTTCTACGATGCTTAACACAATGAATTTTTTTATAAATAGAAAACAATACTTAGACATTTGGGATGGCGAGGTAAACCCTGTGACAGCAGATAGTATTTATTTTAATTATTGTTGGTTAGCAACAGGAAATAAAATAAAGGTAGTAGAAGGAATGGAATACAAACACTTAGTACATTCAGGAAGTCATTATGTAAATAATGTTTCTAGAACAGGAAACTTTTACGAAGAAGTAGAAACCAAAATAAGAAATATATGTCAATAGTTCAATCAAGAAGTTACGGGAGACTTGGGAACGTATTGTTTCAAATAGCTGCTGCTGCATCTTACGCATTAAAACATAACCTAGAATTTTCTGTACCAAATGAAACTAATGATGAATATTGGAATCCATTATACTTACAACACTTACATAACGACAAATGGGTTAATGGCATAGAAGACATACTTGTAAACGAAAACGGATTTAGATTTCAAGACATTCCATTTGACGAATATTGGAGGGGAAAACAAATAGTCTTAAATGGTTATTGGCAGTCATGGAAGTACCTAGAAGAATACAGAAAGGAAATATTATACCTATTTGATTTAAGATGGAAACTAAAGCCACAGACTGCATCTATACATATTCGCAGAGGTGACTACTTACATTTAACCGATAAGCATCCACCATACACATTAGAATACCTAAACGATGCCATTAATTATTTAATAAACAATACAGGAGTAGAAAACTTTGAAGTTTATTCAGATGATACAGCATGGTGTTTGGAAAATTTAAACCACATACCAAACATTAAAATAATTGAAACAGGAAACGAATTAGAAGATATGGTTGAAGCATCATGTTGTGCATTTAACATTTGTTGTTCTAGTACATTCTCGTTTTGGATTGCTTGGCTTAACAGAAACCCAAATAAAATTTGTATATTCCCTAAACTATGGTTTGTGGAAGGATATCATCTAGATACAACCGATTTACTAGACCCATCATGGATAAAACTTTAAATATGTACGCATTAACAATTGAACCCGATAGTGTAATGTTTGACTTTGCATTATACTATGATATGGTAGCAGAAAGACTACCTGATAACTGTAAGATTGCAGAAGTAGGAATAGCTAATGGTAAATCAGCCATATACCTAGCAGAAAAAATATTGTCTTTAGGTAAAAAAATAGACAGATTTGTATTAATAGATTCTATGCAATATGGTGGTAATGTACAGATACAAACAATAGTAAATCACTTAGTAAAAAGTGGTGTAGGGGAAAGTTGTGAACTTATTATAAAAGGAAGCCTTGATGCTAGTTGCGAATTCCCTGATGATTATTTTGATTATGTTTTTATAGATGCATCACACGAATACGAATTAACAAAAGCAGATATAAGACTTTGGCACAGAAAAGTAAAAGGAGACGGATTTCTTTCAGGACACGATTACAATGCAACAGATGTAAGAAATGCAGTAGATGAAGTACTACCTACATTTACGGTATATGTTAACCAACAAACTCCAACTAAAATATTAGAATCCATTATAACAGATAATAATTGGGGTATTTGGGAATACACAATTAATTGGCAAACTAAAAAAGTAATAAAATGAAAACAGCATTAGTTTTAGGTGGACATGGAATGATAGGAATGCAACTTGTCAAAAGACTTAAAAAAGAAGGATTTTGGGTAAGGTCGGTAGATATAAAACAACCTGAATTTAGTAAGTCAGAAGCAGACCAAAGTTTAATATTAGATTTAAGAAGTGAATTTAATATGTCTAAAGTTTTATTTTCACCAAATCAATTAAATATTTCAGATAAAGAAAATTCTTTTGATGAAGTGTATATGTTGGCAGCGCAAATGGGCGGTGCTTTGTATGTATTCAGTAAAGAAAATGATGCAGATATTATACATGATTCAGCTATAATGAATCTTCATGTAGCATCAATAGCAGCTAAATTAAGTATCAAAAAATTATTTTTTAGTAGTTCAGCTTGTTGTTATTCAGAAAGATTACAAGAAGATTTAAATAGTGCAGCATTAAAAGAAAGTAGTGCATGGGAAGGAAAACCTGATTCTGTTTATGGAATAGAAAAATTAATATCAGAACAAGTATATGATTCTTATCGCAGAAATTATGGATTAGATGTAAGAATAGGCAGATTTCATAATATATTTTCAACAGAATGTACATACAAAGGAGGAAGAGAAAAATCACCTGCAGCAGTATGTAGAAAAGTTGCCGAAGCAAAAGATGGAGATTCGATTGAAATATGGGGAGATGGATTGCAACAAAGGTCATTTCTATGGATAGAAGAATGCTTGGATGGAATCAGAAAACTAATGGATAGCGATTATGTGCATCCTATCAATATTGGTTCTGACGAAATGATTTCAATTAATGATTTAGCAAAAATGGTTATTGAAATTAGTGGCAAAAATCTTACAATAAAAAATGTAGAATCAAATGCTATTGGTGTTAGGGGTAGAAATAGCGACAATACACTTATAAAAGAAGTATTAGATTGGACTCCAACACAACCACTTAGAAAAGGAATGGAAAGTCTTTATTCATGGATTAATAAACAAGTATCATGCTAATACCATTACAACCAATACTAGAGAAATATAATATTAAACTTAATGGTGTTGCACATATTGGCGCACATTGGGCGCAAGAGAATTCTACTTATATCGAATGCGGATGTAAGGAGTTTTTATATGTCGAACCTGTTAAACAAGCGTTTAATATTTTAGTAGAAAAGTTTAAGGATAACGATAATGTAATACTTAAAAACTTTGCAATAGGAAGTACTCCATCAATAGGGGTAATGTATGTTGATACCACAAATCAAGGGCAAAGCAATAGTTTATTAGAACCATTAGTACACCTAGAACAACACAAAGAAGTAATATTTAATGGAGAACCTGAAGTAGTAAAAGTTGTGACACTAGATTCATTAAACATTTCTAAGAACTTGAACTTATTAATGATAGATACGCAAGGGTATGAATTAGAAGTTTTAAAAGGTTCTACTTCTGTATTGAATCAATTTGATTTATTATATCTAGAAGTAAATAGGGAAGAAACATATAAAGGATGCCCTATGGTAGAAGAATTAGATGAGTTTTTAAAAGAATATAAATTTACAAGGGTAGAAACAAAATGGGCTTCTGACTACCATTCTTGGGGTGATGCAGTTTGGATTAAAAATAATTTGTTATGATAGGTATTTATAAAATAACTTCTCCTAATAATAAAATATATATAGGGCAAAGTATTGATATAGAAAATAGAGTTAAAAAAAATTATAGTAAAGGATTATGTAAAAATCAAATATTTCTTTATAATTCTATAAAAAAATATGGTTGGAATAATCATAAATTTGAAATAGTAAAAGAATGCATGATTAATGAATTAAATTATTTAGAAAAATTTTATATTAAATTTTATAATAGTTTTAATACAAAAAATGGATTAAATTTAAGAAGTGGTGGCAGTTCTACTTCTAAAGTATCAGAAATAACTAAAGAAAAAATGTCTAAATCTTGGGAAAACGGGAAAAGGACAAATAAATCTAAAGAATTACATAATGCTGCAAGAAAAATAAATCAATATACAATAGATAATGTTTTTATAAGAACATGGGATTATATCTCTCAAGTAGAAAATGAATTAGGTTTTTATAGAAGCAATATATGTAAGGCTTGTAAAGGAAAATGTTATTCCGCATATGGTTATAGATGGTCGTATATAGATGAAGAAAAAACATATAATACAATGCGTATGGGAATGAAACAAAGAATACCTGTTTATCAATATTCATTAAATGGAGAATTTATTAAAAAATGGGATTTTGTAAATGATGCTGCGATATATGTAAATGGAAGTGTTGTTGGTATAAATAAATGTTGTCATGGTATTTATAAAAAAGCATATAAATATATATGGTCTTTTAATTTTAATCAAAAATCATAATTTATGATTGACGTACCTGATTGGGCAAAACCTCAAATTTTTACTGTATATCCATACGAAAATTTATTAATTTTTGAAGAGTGGGTAATAATGCAATCATTGCCTGAAACCAATCGTGAATATCTACCTGTAATGTGGACATCTTATCAAGTAAATAATAATTATGGAAATGATGTAGAAGCACTAGTAAGACTTCAGAATTTTATAAACGAACTACCAAAGGACAAAAAGTATTGGACAATTGTTCAGTATGATGATGGTATTTTAGTAGATGTTTCAAGAATAGATTTGTTACAGTTTAGTATGAGTAAAAATATAGGTATTCCAATTCCTTTATTATCTATGCCACATTCTTATGTTCCCATTAAAGAAAAGAATTACATCGCATCATTTATAGGCACACATACGCATCCAATAAGAGAAAAAATATTTAACATAACTAGCAAGGGTTATTACATATCTGATGCAGCACATAATACAAAAGAATTTTGTAAAATAATATCAGAGTCTGATTTTGGTTTGTGTCCTCGTGGATATGGACTTAATAGCTTTAGAATAGGGGAATGTATGCAGTATGGTACAATACCGGTTTATATATCAGATGAGTTTGTTATACCACTCGATTTAGATTTCTCAGAATACGGGATATTAATACCTGAATGCGATGCTGATAACATTGAAAGAATACTGAAAAGTTACACCCCGTTGCAAATAATTGATATGCAAGATAAGTGTAAGCAAGTTTATCAAGAATATTATACATATGCAGGGGCTTTAAACAAAATTATGAAATATCTTGAAATCTAATATTATTCATAGCATATATTATCAAGAACGATTACCTAGATTATTAAACGAATTGTCTAGTAATGGTATAACTGATTATGAATTATGGGAAGGTATAATTGACCAAAAGTCAAGTCAAAAAGGTATCAATCAAAGCCACAAACAAATAGTAGAATACGCACAATTAGCTAAGTGGGATGAGGTACTAATAATGGAAGATGATATTAGATTCTGTGGTGAAGGTTCATTTGAATATTTCTTACAAAACAAGCCTGAATCATTTGATATTTATTTAGCAGGCATTTACATGGGGGAAATACTACCTGATAATACGGTAAAAACATTCTCAGGACTTCATTGCTACATAGTACATTCTAAGTTCTATGAAAAGTTTTTATCTACACCAACCGATGCGCATATTGATAGGGCTTTATCTGAGTTAGGTGAGTTTAAAGTATGCAATCCTTTTGCTGCAATTCAATACAATGGATTCTCTTCAAACACTAGAAAAGAAGAAAATTATGATTATTTACTAAATAATCGGGAATTATATGGTAATTTTGTACTATAAATATATTTATTTGTTTTTTTAACAAAATTTTAAGTACTTTGGGTACGGATTAAAATTCCTTAACATTGGCAGAGAACAATTTATACGGATACCCTGATTCACAAATAGACCCAAGGTTGAAAAACTACGATTGGATTCTTCAATTTGTGAAAGCAGCATACTACGATAATAGAGGGTTTATTCCTTCTACACCTCTTAATTCAGGGCAATCAAAAATGCAGGAGATTAAGGAATATGCGCTTGGGCAACAAAGTATTAATAAGTACAAGAAAGAACTTCTTGCCGATGAGCAACAAGATACTACTTGGCAAGCAATAGATTGGACACCTTTAGCATTATTACCTAAGTACAGGGAGATTGCTATTTCTAAGATGTTTCAAGAAAAATACGACATTCAAGCATTCGCAGTAGACCCATTAGCAAAAAGTGAAGAAGATGATTATTTTAACAAAATGAAGGTTAAGATAATGCTTCGTGAGGAAGCTATGAAAATGGGTGATGCAGGTAAAGAAATAGCAGATAATCCTATCCTAAAGCCACAGCAAGGTGAACCACAGGACATGGAACAACTAGCTATGGAACAAAACTATGGCTACAAACACATCATGTCAATGGAAGCAGAAGAGTTAAATACTCTTATAATGCAACAAAATGATGGCGAAGAACTAAGAAAAAGAACTGTTGAATATTTATACGATTTTGGTATTGGTGGGTATACACAATGGATTGATGAGAATGGCATGGTAAAAGTGAGGGAGATTAATCCTGAACAATTAGTAATGTCTTATTGTTCTAAAAATAACTTTTCTGATTTAACACATTGGGGAGAAATTATTGAAGTTTATGTAGGTGATTTAGCCCCATACTTTACAGAAGAACAACTAAAAACAATAGTACAAAGTGTAGCAGGTAAATATGGTAACCCATCTAACTTTGCATATGGTGCTGACTTGTCTAAGTATTGGAACAGATTTAAAGTACTTGTATTAGACTTTAAATTCTTATCATGGAATACAACTTACTACAAAAACGAAATTGACGGAAGAGGTAACACAAGATTTAATAAAACTAAGTTTCAAACAATTGGTGCTGATGGAATACTTAGAGATGAATATAAAGAACCATTTGAAGAATCAGGTTATAAAGGAAGTGAAGACCCTAAGTTTATGGATATTACTAGAAAAGTAGTATACAAATGCAAGTGGCTTATCCAAACTAATTTCATGTACGATTATGGTTTGTCCGAAAATATGGTTCGGAAGCCGTCATCATGGTGGGATACTACCTTAGATGTACAATTGTATTCATGGAACTTTTACAAAATGAAGTTCTCAGGTATTACCGAAAGACTAATACCACTAGAAGACAAGGCTTGTTTGACATGGTATAAATTGCAGAATTTAACCAACAAACTTGTACCTTATTTAATAAACTTGGATTTGACTGCTTTTGAAGGAGTAAACTTTGGTAAGGGTGGTGGAAATGCCACCCCATCAGAGATTATTGACTTCATCTTTACCAACTTTGTTGTACCGCACAGAAGCCATGACTTATTAAGGCAGAACCCTAACTACAAACCTGTAAGTATTGAAGCTAGTGGACAATTAGCCCTATTTACTCAGTTGTATGAAGACTTAAACAATACTATCGCTATGATGCGACAAGTATCAGGTTTAAATGAAGTAACAGATGCTAGCACACCTAATTCTAAGAATCTTAATTCTACTAACGCAGCAGCAGTACAAAGTACAAACAATGCGTTATTTCTTATACAGAATGCTGACAAACAATTGATAGTAAAATTAGCTGATGCTAATATAGCAAAAGGACAGATAGCAGTTAAGTTAGGAAAGGTTTCAGGATACAGAAAAGCATTAGGACAGGAGACAGTAAGTTTCTTACAGATTAATCCTAATATATCTAACCATGAATTTGGTATTTTCTTAGAAGATGCACCATCTGAAGAGCAAAGACAAATGTTTTGGCAAAACCTAAATAACAAAGAATATCAAGGACTAATAGAACCTGAAGATAAAATACTTATAATGAGTGTTAGAAATCTTAAACAGGCAGATATTGTCTTAGCATATAGAATCAAAAAACGCAAAGAAGCAGCACAAGCAGCTAAAATGCAAGAGATTCAAGCACAACAACAAGGACAAGCGCAATTGCAAATGCAGGCTGAACAAATGAAGCAACAAACACTTCAAATGCAAAGTCAATTAGCAATTCAACTTGAAAACTTGAAAGGAGAATGGCTTTGGAGAATAGAAAGCATGAAGAAAGAAAACGATGCCAACGAAGCACATATCCAAGCCCAAAGCAAAATAGTATCAAATCAAGTAATGGCAAAAGCTAAAACTGATTCAGCTAACATTGCAGCAGGTAGTCATATTACAGGTACACACATGAAAAACCAAGCCGATATGGCAATGACTGAAATAAGTAACGAAACCAAAAAACAAACCAAAAAATAACCAATATGGAAGAAGTAGTTGTAGAACCAATAGTAGCAGCAGAACCAATAGCAGATGTTAAACCTTCGTTTAGCGCAACTGTATTCGGTAATGAACAACCTGCCGTACAAGATGCCCCTGTGCATCCTACAGAAGTACACCAAGAATCAACACAAGAAAACCAAACACAATCAGAACCTATAATAGATGAAGATGGTGTAAGTAGTTTCTCAATGCCTAGCTATGGTGACGAACCTGTAACAGCAGAAGCAACTGCAGAAACTAATCTTGCTTGGAAAGAAGCACTTAAACAAGCGGATAGAAAAGAAGTATTAAAAGAACTAGGATTAGATGATTTTGATATTGAATTTTCAGAGTTTAGAAAGAATGGTAACGACCCATACAAATACTTAGAAGCAAAATCATTTGATTGGGAACAAGTTCCTGATATAGATATCGTTATTGAAGACTTTATCAAACAATACCCAACATTTGACTCAAACCAATTAGATA